ACCGACATTGCTGGCGCGACGCCGGTCAATTTCGGCTTGATACAGGAATGCCAACTCGATCTCAGTTTCACGACGAAGGAACTCTACGGGCAGTATCAATTCCCCGTCGCCGTCGCCCGCGGGCAGGCCAAGATGACCGGCAAGGCGAAGATGGCGCAGATCAGCGGCCTCGCCTTCAACAGCCTGTTCTTCGGCCAGACCATGGCGACGGGTCAGTTGGCGACGGCGTTCGGCGAAGCGCATGCCGTGCCGGCGTCGACGCCCTACACGGTGACCACCACCAATTCGGCCAATTTCGTCGACGATTACGGCGTCCTTTACGCGACGACCGGCTTGCCGCTGACTAAGGTGTCGAGCGTCACCGCGGCGGGCCAATACAGCGTCAGCGCCGGCGTCTACACCTTCTTCTCCGGCGACGCCGGTGCGGCGGTGCTCGTCAGCTACACCTATACCGTCTCGGCGTCGGGCCAGCAGATGACCTACGCCAACCAGCTCCTCGGCACGACGCCGACCTTCCAGGCGCAGCTCTATCAGAGCTACAACGGCAAGCCGGTCAATCTGAAGCTCTATAATTGCGTCTCGTCGAAGCTCGGCTATGCCACCAAGCTTGAAGATTTTTCGGTCCCCGAGCTCGATTTCGCGATCTTCGCCAATCCCGCCGGCAACGTCTTCGAATGGTCCTTCGCCGAGGTGTCGTGATGATGGCAACGATCACGCTTGCGTTGGGCGGCCGGCACTTCGCCATCAGGCCGCTGACACTGCGGCAATTGCGCGACGTCGGCATTATGGTGGCCGGTGTCGCCGATCTGCCGGCCGAGGCCGGCGCGCGCGAGCGCCGGGCCTACGACCAGATGGTGGAGATCGTGTCGGTCGCGTTGCGTCGCGATGCGCCCGAGATGACGTCGGACGCGATCTATGATCTGGAGATCGGCCTGGCCGAGCTCCAGGCAGCGCATCGCGCCATTCTGCGTCATTCGGGATTGGTGGCGTCGGGGGAGCCGGCGGCAGCGTCATCCGATGGAGCGACATCTACGGACTTCTAGCGACGGCCTGCGGCTACACCTTTCCGCAGATCGACGCGATGACGCTGCACGACTATGCCGAGCTCGTCGACTATTGGACCGATCATCCGCCGCCGCATCTGATCGAGGCGGCGCGGCTCGGGCTGAGGCCGCGCCGTCGCGGCATGCCGGCCGGCGCTGCGACGCCACCGTCTGACGCTCTTGGCGGCCTGCTCAACGCGGCGGCAGACGGCATCGGCCGGTTGGAGACCCTTCGGCGATTATGCTGATCGCCAGATGAAGCTCGTTATCCCCCGGGAGGCCCTATGACCGATATCGTCGTCTCCTATGCCGCCGACACCGAACAGTTGGTGCGCGGCACGCTTGCGGGCATCGATGCGCTGAACGCGTTCGGCGGCGCCGCGCGGTTATTGGCGCCGGGCCTGGCCGCGACCGGCGACGCCTCGGATAGCGCCACCGCCGGTCTCTTGAAGCTTGGTGCGTCCGCCATGACGGCCGCCTCCGGCACCGACAAGCTGACGGAGGCGCAACGCCGGGTGACGGCGGCCGCCAAGGACGCCGACGCCGAACACGGGACGGCGGCGGGTGCCGCCGACAAGGCGGCGAAGGCGCAGATGCGTGCGCTCGATGAGGTGACTGAAGCCGCGCGCCGCGGATCGCAAGCGCGCGTCGCCGATGCGCAACGCGAGCTCGACTTCGCCGCGTCGCTGGGGGAGGCCGGCGCCGCTTTCCAGGTCGCGGCGCAACGGCGCGTCACCGAAGCGGCGAGGGAGGCGGCGGCGGAACAGGACAGGATTCGCAAGAGCGACGCAACGACCCAGATCGAGATCGCCAAGCTGAAGCTTGCCGCCGCGAAGAGCGAGCTTGCCGCTGAAGTCGAAGAGCACAAGATCACCGCCGCGCAAAAGCTCGCCGCCGAGCTCGATCTGACGCGGCAGCTTGAAGCGCTCGAGCTTCGGCAATTCACCATCGAACAGCAGGGACTTGATCAGGACTCGTTCCGCTACAAGGAACTGGCCAACCGGAAGCTCGTCGCCGCCCAACAACTTGAAACTCAACTCGCGGCGCTCGATCGCGAGCGGGCGCAGAACGCGAAAAGAGCGGACGAGCAGGAGGTCGCATCCTGGCGAAGCGCCATCGGCGAGATCACCGGCGCGGAGGACACCTTCATCCGGGATGTTCTCACCAAACGGCAATCGATGAGCAAGTCGCTGGAGCAGATGAGCGCGCAACTCGTCCTGAAGGAAATCAGCGACGACGCGCGCTACTACACGATGAAGCTGCTCTACAGCCTGCTCGGCCTCGAAGCGGAGGAGAAGGCCGAGACCGGCGGCTTGCTCGTCCATCTCTTGACCGAATCGAAAAAGACCGCCGCAACGGCGAGCGGGACGGCGACCCGCACCGCGCTCGACGCGAGCGGCCAGACGAGTTTTCTCGGTCGCATTGCGACGCAGCTTGCTCAGTGGCTGGGATTGGAGACGAGCAAGACGGCTGCCACGCAGGCCGGCGACGCCACGCGCGCGACCGTCGACACGGCGGCCGCCGCAGCCGGCCGGGCGGTGGCCGTCGCCGGCGGCATGAGCCAGATATCGATCGACGCCGCCGTGGCCGCCGCCGGCACCATGGCGGCGATCTCGGCGATCCCCTATATCGGCCCGTTCCTCGCGCCGGAGATGGCCGCCGAGGCCTATGCCGTCACGATGGGCTTCGCCGCCGGCATGGGCGGCGTTGCGCTCGACGTCGGCGCCTGGGAGATACCGGGGACGATGGCGGCGACCTTGCATTCGGGCGAAATGGTCGTGCCGGCGACCTTCGCCTCGGGCTTGCGCGCCATGACAAGCGGCGCCGGTGCTGCCGGCGGCACGGCGGGCACCGTCTCGCCCAATTTCAACATCAACGCGCTCGATGCGCGGTCGGTGGTGGCGCTCTTCAACAACCCCAACATCATGCGCCAATTCGCGCGCAATCTGTCGGGCTACATGGCGATGAATCCCAGCGTACGGGGAGCCTATTGATGACCGTCCCGGCTTTTCCGTCGCTCCTCGGCCTGAGCTTTCCGGTGACCCGCACGCCGACCTGGCGTTCGATCAAGCAGGAGGCGATCAGCGGCAAGGAGACGCGGCTCCAGATGTGGAGCTATCCACGCTACAAATACGAGATCACCGTCGACTATCTCGGCTCCGGCGTCGCCGGTCAGAATCAGGACTGGCAGACGCTTATCGGCTTTTTCAACAGCGTGGCCGGCTCGGCGCTGCCCTTTCATTGGGCCGACGCCAACGACAATGCTGTCGTCAACCAGGGCCTCGGCACCGGCAACGGCACGCAGACGAACTTCAATTTCGTGCGCGCCTTGGGCGGCTTCACCGAACCGCTTCAAGATGTCGACGCGGTGTCGCAGGTCAAGGTCGCCGGCGTCCCGACGACGTCCTACAGCCTGCTCACCGATCCGAACTGGGGCCTCGTCTACGGTCTTCAATTCACCGCCGCGCCGGCCAACGGCGCCGCGATCGTCGCCAGCTTCACCTACAATTGGCCCTGCCGGTTCGACGAGGATTCCGCCCAACTCGAAAACTTCATGGCCAATTTCTGGCAGCTCAAAAAGATCTCGTTCGAGACCATGAAGGTCCTCTAGCATCCTCGGGTATCCCGCATGAAATCCGCCAAATACGAAGCGAGCGCCGGCGCGCTCGCGAGCTTTCTCGCGAGCAAACCGCAAGCCGCTTTCCTCTGCGACCTCTATACGTTCACACTGGTGGGCAGTCTTAACGGTGGCGTGCCGCTGACCTACACCACGGCCGATGTCGACGTCACCGTGCCCTATGCCTCGACTGTTACCTTTTCGTCGAAGGCTGTCTATTTCGATCAGCTCGACAACAAGGCGTATGGCCATTGGAAGATCGGCCTCGATGTCGACACTTGGCAGGTCATTGCCGCACCCTCGCCGCAAGCCGCGATCGGTGGCCAGCCCTGGTTGCAGGCGTTGCGTGCCGGTGTTCTGGACGGCGCCATCGTGTCGGTCGATCGTGCCGTCTTCGACAATCGTTCGGGCGGCGTGATGGAGGCGCCGGTGCCGCTGACGCCTCTTGGCGTCGTCAACATTTTCACGGGTCGGGTCGCCGAAGTCGATCTCGGCCGCTCCAACGCCGTCATCAGCATCAACTCGCATCTCGAGCTGCTGAACGTCAACATGCCGCGCAACCTCTACCAGGCGGGTTGCCGGTGGCCGTTGTTCGGCGCCGGCTGCACCTTGTCGGCCGCCAGCTTCGCCATGACGGGCTCCGTCGCGGCGCCGGCGACCGCGACCAATGTGGTGAGCGTCCATGCGACGGCGCCCGCCGGCTCCGGCACCTACGCGCTCGGACGCGTTGTCATGACGACCGGCCAGAATGCCGGCTTCGCCCGCTCGATCCGCTTTTGGGTTCCCGGCTCGCCGGCGAGCTTCACCTTGCTGGCGCCCTTTCCCTATGCGCTCGCCTCGGGCGATGCCTTCACCGCCTATCCCGGCTGCGACAAGCAGCTCAATAGCTGCCTCGCCTTCGGCAACACCGCGAATTTCGGCGGCGCGCCTTTCGTGCCGGCGCCCGAAACCGCTGTTTGAGGGGTCGACGATGGACAAGGCGGAGCACGCCCAGAGAGCGTCCGTCTGCGCCGAGGCGCGCGCCTGGATCGGCACGCCCTATCACCATTGCGCGCGCGTCAAGGGAGGGGATGGTGGTGTCGATTGCGCGCAGATCATCTGGGCCGTCTTCTACAATGTCGGCCTGACGCCCTTCATGCCCCTCGAGCCTTACGCGCGCGACTGGTTCCTGCATCGCTCGGCCGAGCAGTATATGGGCATCGTCATGGATCGGGCGCGTGAGGTCGAGACGCCGCAACCCGGCGATGTCGTCCTCTATCGCATCGGCCGCTGCTTCGCCCATGGCGGTATCGTGGTCGAGCCGGGCTGGCCGACGATCGTCCACGCCTATGCGCGCGCCGGCCGCGTCCTCCTCGACGACGGCAGCGCCGGCGATCTCGCGCGCCGCGAGCGGAAATTCTTCTCGCGCTGGTGACGCTCATTCTCTCGTCGTTGCGAGGAGGCAACGCCGAGGAAGCAATCCATCGATCCGTCGCACGGAAGCATGGATTGCGTCGCTCCGCTCGCAATGACCGCTGAAGGCTGAGACCCGAATGGCAAACTTCCTCTCCGGCGGCTCGACGGGCCATGTCAACAATCCGCCTGTGGCGGCCACGAGCCTGCGCATCCAGAATGCCGTGCAAGGCCAGCCGATCGCCATCGTCCACGGCCAGAACCGCCTCGCCGGCAACATCGTCGACTATTGGGGCTTTACCTCGACCGCCCAATCTTCGGGCGGCGGCGGCAAGGGCGGCATCCTCGGCGGCGGCGGCAAGGGCTCGGGCACGACGGGCTACACCTACACCGCGTCGGCGACCTTCGGCGTCTGCGAAGGCCCCGTCGACCAGATCATCCTGGGCTGGAACGGCAAGAGCCCCTTCTATCTGAACGGCACCACGTCCGGGCAGATCTTCATCCCTTATGACGGCTGGCAAGGCCAAGCGGCGTGGCCCTACGCGGTCTCCACGAATCCCAACCATGCGCTGGGCTATTCCTCGCTCGCCTATGTCGGCGGCGAGGCGATCTATCTCGGCAATTCGCCGGAGATGCCGAATTATTCCTGGGAGGTCCGCGGCGCGATTTCCGGCGCGCTCGCCGAGACCTACATGATCGGCGCGCCCTACACCTTCACGCCGACCTATTTCAGCCTGGCGAGTTCGGTGCTGGAACAGGCGACGGTGCCGGCGGTCGCGCCCTACACCGTGCAGGCCGCGATCCAGGGCGCGCCCGGTGCGCTGCCGTCCATCGAATGGGGCCCCACCACCGCGTCGCGCTCCTACGAAATCTTCGGCAGCGCCAGCAACGGCGTCTTCTACACCGCGACCGGCACGCCATTGACGATGGTCTCGGCAAGCCCCTCGGCGGGTCAGTTCTCGGTGACACAAGGCGTCTCGGGCAAGCCGCTGACCTCGGGCGGCCTCTATACCTTCAGCGCGGCCGACGCGGCCGCGACGGTGACGCTCGTCGACTTCATCGTCAGCCCCGGCGTCAACTACGCGTACCAGCCGACCGGCAACACCGTCTCCGGCTCGATGTCGGTCGGCGGCATGTCCTCGACGAGCGGCATCGCCGCGGGGCAGCTCGTCACCGGCGCCGGCATCGCGGCCGGAACGGTGGTGCAGGCGATCGCCGGCTCGTCCGTCACCCTGTCGCAGCCCGCCACGGCGACGGCGACCGGCGTCACCTTGACCTTCTATGGCAAGGCTCTGTCGCAAGTGCTGGGCACGCCGGCCAAGGGGCAGTTCAGCCTTAGCGCGCAAAGCGGAAGCTTCGGCCAATACACCTTCAGCGCGGCCGATGCCGGCAGCGTCGTCGTCATCACCGACGTACCTGACGCCGATCCAACGGTGTCGTTGACCGACTTCCTGACCAACCCGCGCTATGGCTGCGGCTTTCCCGGCGCCTATCTCGGCGACCTCACCAGCTTGCAGAACTATGCCTATGCCCATGGCCTCTTCATCTCGCCGGCCCTGACCGGCAGCCAGCCCGCCAGTTCCTATCTCGACGATTTCTCGACCGGCCTCAACGGCGAGTTCGTGTGGAGTTCGGGTCTCCTGACCTTCGTGCCCTATGGCGACACGGCGATCAGCGGCAACGGCAAGAGCTATACGCCGCCCTCGGTCATCTACAGCCTCGGCGACGATGATTTCCTGCCGAATGAAGGCACCTCGAGCGTCGGCGTCTCGTCCTTCACCTCGGACGATCCCGTGGTCTGCGTGCGGAAGCGCCAGTCCGACGCCTATAACGACGTCAAGGTCGAGTTCGTCGATCGCGGCAATTCCTACAATCCCGCCATCGTCGAAGCACAGGACGATGCGGCGATCAATCAGTTCGGCCTGCGCCCGACCGATACCAAGACGCTTCATTTCTTCTGCATCGAAGCCGCGGCACTCGCCTCGGCGCAGCTCCAGCTCGGCCGTCAGCAGATCCGCAACCAGTACAGTTTCACCGTTCCCTGGTACTTCATCCTGCTCGATCCCATGGACGTGATCGAGGTTACCGATGCGGCCTTGGGCCTCGATGCGACGACCGTGCGCGTCCTGGAGATCACCGAGAATCAGGAGGATTGGTCACTCACCATCACCGCCGAGGATTATCTCGTCGGCACCGGCACGACGCCGCGCTACGGCACCCAGCCGCGCGCGGGCTACCTGCCCAACTACAATGTCGCCCCCGGTGCGCTGGTCGAGCCCGTGCTCTTCGAGCCGCCCGCGCAGATCGCGACCAGCGGCGGCCTCGAGCTCTGGCTGCTCGGCGGCGGCAGCGACACTATCGGCGGCTACGATGTCTATGTCTCCCTCGACGGCGACAGCTACGCTTATCAAGGTCGCCAGACCGGCGGCAATCGCGCGGGTTTCACGACCTCCGCGCTGCCCGCCGCGGCGAACCCGGACACGGTCGACACTGTCTCGGTCAATCTCGCGGCGACCGCCGGCGCCTTGAGCCCCGGTAGCGCGCAAGACGCTGAGACCGCCGTCACCCTCTGCTATCTCGGCGGCTATCCCGTGCCGCCGGCGCCGGTCCTGTCGTCGGCAACCGGCGGTTCGCTGTCGGCCGCGACGTACTTCGTGCGCATCACCTACGTATTTGCGGGCGGCGAGGGGCCGGCGTCGGCCGAAGACAGCATCGCGCTCCTCGGCGGCGAATTGCTCATCGTCGGCTCGCCCGCGACCCTCTCGGGGGCCGCCGGCTGGAACGTCTATGTCGGCCTTGCCAGCGGCGGCGAGCAGCAGCAGAACGCCTCGCCGATCGCCATCGGCACGCCGTGGACCGAGCCCAGCACCGGCCTCGTCAGCGGCAATGACCCGCCCGCCGCCGAAGCCGGCTACGAGCTCATCTCCTATCAAGGTGCGACCCTGACGAGCCAGTACAACTACACGCTCGGCACCTATCTCGGCCGCGGCCTCTACGGCTCGACGATCCTGGCGCACGGTGCCGGCACCCAATTCGCGCGCCTCGACGGCACGCAATTCGTCGTCGCCTACAACAAGGCGCAGATCGGCCAGACCATCTATGTGAAGCTTCTGCCCTTCAACCCATGGGGCGGCGGCCAGCCCGATCTTGCGACCGTCCAATCCTATCTGCACGTGCTGCAAGGCCCGCCCGCGCCGGGCCAGGTGCAGAATCTCCAGGGCCAGCAGAATGGCGGCTCGGTCCTGCTCTCCTGGACCGACCTCGGCTTCCCGGCCAACGTCGCTTACGACATTCTCTACGGCGCCGTCGGCGGAACGGTGTCGCAGGCGACGCTCATCGCCGAGGCGTCACGCTCGACGTCGGAGACGACGGTCGCCGTGCCGCCCGGCACCTGGACTGTCTACATCCGCGGCCGCGACCTCGACTCCGCCCTTGTCGGCCCGGCCAGCGCCGTCACCCTGACGGTCAGCGACGGCAATGCGGCGCTTTACGTTCAGGCGAGCGCGCCTGACTGGCTCGGCACCAAGAGCGGCTTTCTCGTGCATTACACCGGCGTACTCGTCCCCGACTGCACCTTGCTCGCCGATCAACTCACCCCGGCCCAGCTTTTCGCACAGCCCTGGGCGAGCTTTCCCGCGGCGTCGCCGACCTACACCGCGCCCATCGTCGACACCGGCTTCAACGACAATCTCCGGCTCTGGACGACTATCGCCGCGTCGCCGGCGCCCCGCTCCTCGGCCAATCCACAGGTCGCCTTCGGCCTCGCGACGTGGCTTGCCGGCGGCAGCGATCCCGATACCTATCCGCCCTGGACCATCGGCACCGTGCTTTGCGAGTTCTTTCAGGGGCAGCTCGTCGAAGACGCCAGCGTCCCCGCCGTTATCAGCACGCTCACCATTACCGCTGACGCGCCCACGGTGACGGAGACGGTGCAGGGCTTCGCCGTGGCATCGGGCGGCACGAACCTCATGTACGCCGCCAACAATATCGGCCCGTTCCACGGCGCGCCGACCATCCTGGTGACGCCGACCGACGGCGTCTCGACCAGCGGCGGCGCCAGTGCCGTCAATTCGACCAGCGCCTTCATCCAGCTCTTCAACGGCGGCACGCCCGTCGCCGGCACCTGCAATATTGGCTTCATCGGAGCTTGAAACCATGTCCGTCAACACGCCGGTCGGCAGCTGGCTGCCGACCAACAACACGACGCAATCCGGCACTGCCTATCTCAACAATATCGACGCCGATGTCGACGTGCTGTCGCGCGTCGGCGCGATGTTCGTGCCCCAGGCGCTGCCGACGCCGGCCATGATGGCGCAGGTCTATCAGGGCCATGTCTATAATGTCGCCGCGCCCGCGATCGCCGTGACCGCCAGCACGACCAGCGGCTCGACTTCGCTCGGCAGCCTCTCGACCGTGGCCGGGTTGACCATCGGCATGACCGTCACGGGCACCGGCATTCCGGCCAACGCCACCCTGGCGGGCCTCAACGCGAGCGGCACCGCCACCTTGAGCGCCGCCGCCACCGCGACGAGCGCCGGCGACGTCCTGACCGTCACGCCATCCTCGACCCTCATCGAGGTCGGTGCCGTCACGACAGGCAGCACAACCAGCGGCTCGACCTCGCTCGGCAGCCTCGGCACCACGCAAGGCATCGCGATCGGCATGGCCGCGACGATCTATTCCTATGTCGGCGGCGTCTTCACCTTGGCGGCGCCCTCCGGCTCGATCGTCACGGCCGTTACAACGTCGAGCGTCACCTTGAACAATGCCGCGACGTTGACGGTCGCCGGCGCGCAATGCTGCTTCGCGCAACCGATCGGTACGACCGTCACGGGTACCGTCACCAGCGGCTCGACCAGTTTGGGCAGCCTGACGACGACCAGCGGCATGTTCGCCGGCATGAGCGTCGCCGCCGCCGGCGTCCCCGCCACCGCGACGATCGCCGGCATCACCGGCCCCAACACCGCGACGCTCAGCGCGGCCGCCACCGCGACCCATGCCGGTGCAACGATCGCCGTGACGGTCCCGGTACCCGCCAGCAATTCGCGCCTCGACCGCGTCACGCTCAACCGTCTCTCCGGGCAGGCCAACTGGATCGCCGGCACGCCGGCGGCGGCCCCCGTGCCCCCCGCTATTCCCCTGGGCCAGGTCCCCATCGCGCAGCTTTTCGCGACGACATCCTCGACCGCGCTTGCCAACACGTCGAGCATCTGGGACGAGCGCGACTTCACTGCGCTCGGCACCGCGCCGGGCGCCTTCGGCACTCAGATATCGCTCGCCTCGGCCGCGACCTGCGACCTCGGCGCCGCCGGCTCCAACAACATCCTCGTCACCGGCACCACGGCGATCACCGCGCTCGGATCGTCCGCGTCGGTGTCGGCGCCGCTCTACCAGGTCGAGTTCGCCGGCGCCCTCACGCTCACCTATAACTCGACCTCGCTCATCCTGCCGGGCGGCGTCAGCATCGCGACCGCCGCCGGCGACGCGATGCTGGCCCTCTACCAGGGCTCCGGCAATTGGCGCGTGCTCGACTATATGACCGCGGACGGCTCGCCGGTCAGTGTCACCGGCGCCGAGGTCACGCTCGCCTCCGCCGCCACCGTCAATCTCGGCGCCGCCGGCAGCAACCTCATCGCGATCAGCGGCACGACGACGATCACGTCCTTCGGGTCATCGGCCAGC